GCCAATATAATCATAATTAAACCAATCATTATCCCACTTCTCAGGATTGATTACGAACCCATCAGGTTGTACAAGCAGGCAATAGTCTGTATCAATATGCTGCGAAAGATTATAGATGCAGTAATAATTATAATCGTGAATTGATTTAATTTCGTATAATGCTTTGCAAAATTCTACTCCTTCAGGAAGATTTCCTGGATCTTCATGGGTAATAAGTTTTACTTTGCCAAATTTAATACTCTTCATACTATGCTGAAGAGCAAATAGTGCGCCAGGAATATTATTAGATGATAAACAAAATAATGTAACGTTAGGCAAATTTATCATAGGTCACCTTGATAGATATTAGAAACAATTTTATACTCTTCCCATTCTACCCTACATTCGTTGGGAGTGAAAAGTTTTCCTGCCCTATCCATATAACGGGTTGGGTAACTATATATGCTCGACCCAAGAGACCACCAACCACGGGATCTGTTATGATCGAACCAGTATTTTGGGGCAATACAATACTCTAAAGTATCGCTTGTCCATAAAGGCCAACAAGCAAAAGTGGATGCTCCACAAATTACGTGCCTGGCATTTTTGATGGCAACATAATCCCATGCCACACTCTCATGATATGCTGGGTATTCTGGAAGAACTAAGTTAGCAGTTTTTACATCTTCAGTAATAATAGCAAACTCCATGTTGGGGTTATAATCCAACATGGATTGTATAGCATTATCATAATAAGAACGAGGAAGCCAACATCCAGCATTACCAATCATGTCACTTCCACGGAAATTTATAATACAAATATTTTCCCCATTTGTATCATAATGGTTATATTCTGGTTTAACTTTTAACCATTTCTTTACTAACTCTATCTCATCATAAAAATATTCTTCTGATTGAAAACTTCCATCAATTTTTGTGTTGTCTGGAATCTGAAAAAGGTTCTTATCAGTTAAACGTATATCTGTTTGAATGTATGGATCCGTATGAAGTCCATGCCGATATTCCCTATAGTAATTATCAATGCCATCTGGAAGAGTGGTTGGTGGACCTCCCGGAGGACTAGATCCGCCAACTACTTCTTTCCCCAAATCAAGATCCATAAAGTACACACCTTTATCATTGAATCTTCGATCTCCAAAATTTTCTAACCCAGAAAATCCATATTCAAATCCACGTTTGTGTGCGATCATTCTTGTCACAACATAGGCAAAGAGTTGATTTCCAAATCCTTGTCCATGGTAAAACTCAGTTATAACCATATCAACCAATAAATTTCGTAACTACTTGATCAATATAATCAATCATAGAGTCATTGATCGTGGGTGAGCATCCAAGGAAGAATACTTTATCGAGAACTTGATTTGCTTTTGGATACTTCTTAGCATCATCCAAATGAGAATATCCTGGATGAAGAAGAATATTGCCAGCAAAATAATTGCGGGTTTGAACCTTGTTCTTTTCTAGGAAAGCAACTAATGATTCCTTGAGTTCTTTAGTATCACAAACTGTAGGAACTCCAAACCAACTTGTTTCAGCTTGGGGAAGTTCATTCACAACACGAACACCAGGGATTTTTTCCAGAATAGACTGGATTGCTTCCTTATTCTTTCTGCGAAGTTTGTGGATCTCTTCAAACTTTGTGAGTTGAACTGATCCCACACCACCTTGAAGATCTAGTGGTTTGAGGTTATAACCCATGTTTGAGAAGATATACTTGTGATCAACTACTCCATCATAGTCTTTCAACCAACGATCAAACCGCTTACCACAAGTTCCGCACGACAATAGATTCTGTGCGCCAACACAGTAGCAATCCCTACCCCACCAAGCAAAACTACGAGCAAGATCTACAATCTCCTTCTCATTAGAAGAAACCATGCCACCTTCGATTGTGCAAAGGTGATGGGCAGGATAGAAAGAGCAGGATGCAGCAACTGCATAGTCAGTCAGATAGTTTCCACTCCACTTGCTGCCAAGACTATCACAGTTATCTGCAATAACAGCAATACTCTTTCTTCGGCAGAGATCAACAAACTTGTTTACATTATAAGGATTGCCAAGAACAGGAGATGAGATTGCTGCTACAGTTCTGCTTGTAATTTTCTTTTCTACTTCCTCAAGATCCCAATTAAGATCAGTCCAATCAATATCTACAAAAACTGGCTTAAGTCCATTTTGGACAATGGGAGCAATCGTAGTAGCAAATCCACAAGCACAGACAATGATTTCATCACCGTCTTTCCAACCAAAGTGCTTTTTAAGAGCAGCAAACATTACCAAGTTGGCAGAACTACCTGAGTTCACCATCACAGAATGCTTGAAGTTGAACTTCTTAGAAAACTCACGTTCAAATTTGTGTACCTTTTCACCAGAAGACAACCACTTACCCATCGTTACCGAATGGATAATCTCAATGATTTCGCTGTCATCCCAGTAAGGTCCAGAATAATAAACCGAATCTGTCTCTGGGTTAAAGTTCTTTTTATTTGCAATGAACGGAAAAATATTATCCTCAATTTCCTTAGAGGACTCCAAAAATTTTTCAATTAACTGATACATATTTGCAATTTAACGTACTACTACAATACCATATTTTATACTCCCAGTCAAGGAGCAGAGCTTGTATGCTTGGCATACTGACTCTTACTTTTTAGAATTGGACGATATACATTTTTATATTTTAAGTAATCGGCAATTCTACATTCAAAAGATCCTTTACCACCATACGGAGCAACTGCCATCTTTTTATTAGCACCAATACACTCTTGGTAATTGATTGCTTTTAATTTATCCACATGGGCAAGGAAAACTCCATCCCAAAATACTTCACTACACCAAAAATCTTCAAGTTCCTCTCTTAGATCAGAAATGTGTACCTGCTCCCACTGTCCAACGCAAGTAATGTCTCTCCTAAAGATTTCATCAGGATATCCATAAACACTCCAGTCTTTTTCCCAAGAGAGTGCTGTGACTGGATAATCATTATTCTGATCTAGTAACTTAATTGACTTTTCAAAGAAACTATCTTTCGCACAGATGTCAACACAACAATCAGAACTGACATTAAAGAAATAAGGAGTATTGCAAGTGTAGATGTTTACAAAATAAGGAACAGTATAATTGTAACCAAGTTCACCTTCCTTTGTGTCTAGTCCAAAGAAATCTATAACTTCTTTAGCATAATCACTCACATATACTAATTCAACTTCTTCAGGATCGTACAGTTCATTTAAAATGTCTTCGAATTCCTGAGTAGAAGTTAAGTTATTAACTAGTAGTCTTTTCTTAGTAATATACTTACTATTGAATTCTCTAAACCAAGGATTTTCTTTCAGATGAAATCTGAAATTGTTTTCATATAGAATTGTGGTTAAAGTAATCATTTTCTCTCAACCAAATCTTCAGTCCAAATAGTATATAATGCCCTTTCAATTAAATATGCTTCAGCACAAACAACCTCACAATGGGCACAGTAATTCATTAGTTTATTATACAACTCCTTACTATACTTCAAAATATTTCCTTTCGGCACAACGTAATTACCACCAGGAGGAAATCTTAGGAATTCTGGATTGATAGGATTTTCAAAAAGTAATCCCATCAACTGAGAATATGTAGTGAAATACTTTGATGGAGCTTGGTGCATATACCAAGAGGGTTCAATATATCCACCACCATTCACATTGAAAGAAGTTGAGTCATGGTATCTTTCAATGGGGAGAAAGTAATTTGCCTTAAGAGCACGGATAAATCTTTCTTTCGTCGTATAATAATTCTCCCCACCCTTATCTTCAGGACGAGAAAATAAATTACCTTTTATAAAAATAGAAATATCTGGGAGATCATCATAGTTATCTACAATAAATCTCATCATATCATAGATATTTTCCCCAACATTAGGAGAACGAATACTAGTCCCTAGATGGCACCAATCCTTTTCTTCATCACTCCTATCATAAATCACTGTATTTTCTGGACTATATCCGTGCTCATACGTCATTTCCAACCATTCCAAATCTGAATTATGGTTGGAAACAACTAATGTTTTCTTTAAGTTCATTTATTCTTTAGTGATTTTTCTACTATACTATCAAAAAAATAAGGTAAAGTCAATTTACTAATATCAAAGTCTTGTATATTTTCAAACAAATAATCGTTCTCTATTAACAGTTCTTCGGTAACTTCTTTATAATCATCAACAAAAAGAACAGGATAATCCTTGAATAAAACTTCCAGATAGGGATAACGCTTCATCACAGGAACTCTTTTCATGTAAAGAACTTCCCAATTTCTATGACAGTCAATAGCATTTCCCCTAGGACAAAGCATAAACTTACATCCTTTTAGTTTTGAAAGGAAGTCTCTATACTCTACCCTTTCAGTATCAACTATCGCCCATTCTTTATTTTCAAATAAAGACTTAGTACCAACCCTATCAGAATGCGAATTCTCATTATGACTTACATATAGGAGGTTCAAATCCTGTGGATCAGGAAATGTCATAAGTTCCTTAATGGTTTCAATCCTATTGTCTTGAGGAGTCATTCTTCTTTGAAGTCCATAAGGAGATGGAATGACTTTCTCTCCATGAGAAACAGCATTTACTGCTGAGATACACAAAACATTCTCTGGTATGACATCAAAGATATAATCATCAGTCGGGGTATCTTCCAGGTTTGTGAAAATAATGAACTTCATATCTGGAAAGTTTACGCAGAGGTTCAGTAGATCACTCTTTGCATGTAGAGAATCTACATATGATCTATCCGAATCACTCACCTCTTCAATATATCTTTTATATAAACGTATATTATCAATAAACAAAGTCATATAATTACGACTTTTCTTTACTTCAAATAATTTGGAAACAAACTCAACATTGATGAGGCTTGCATCCTTCATAAAAGAAGTGTAAATATTACCCCACTTTCCAGACTGATCGCCAAAAGAATAATCACAAAGATTTGAAAGTGCTACTCCCTCAATCAATTCCATGGTTTAATGTATTCAGAATACTTTTCCTGATTATTAATAATGTATTCAGGGTAAGAGTCATCAATAGGAACTGCTTGCAGTCTATTCGAACGTCCAATAGGATCTAGTCCTTGTTCAATTCTCTGTTCCATATTATCAACATTGGAAGAAATATTATTCTCAGTATGCTCATATGAAGCAAGTTTTAGACGGACATTATCCGCATCACCCAAGAAACTAAAATGCCATCCTGCATTCTCAATCAGATAAGCCTTTCTCCAATCTGTGCGTAGACGATCTACTGTCGTCGTCTTCAGATGTTTAAAGGTAGAAAGTCTTGTTCCTTTCCAATTCTCTTCATACAAATAATTGAGTTTGAAGTAGAAAGCTCTTTGTAAGGCAACGTAATTGCATGTTGGATCAAACCAATCCAGATCTTCAATTACATATGGATTGATGATTTCATCAGCATCACTTGTCATCACAACATCATCATCAGTTGCTCCTGCTTTGACAAGTCCGTAAGCACTACATTCACGATTGTAAACAGCTCTCTGAAAACGAATTGGGAGATCAATGTAACGTGTTCCACTTTCGTCAGTGGTGTTGTAATCGGTATGAAATGGTTTCTTTACAAGATACTGACTGAAGTCATTGGGGATTTCTTCAGTGATGTTATGAATGATTTTATCATTAAACTTACCAAATCTATCTTTATTTTCTTGATAGAACAGTGGTTTCTCATTACCACTTACAGTGAAGGGAGATTCGGTCAGAACAAAATAATCAACAACATCATTTAGAATATTGAGGCGAAGATCCAACAAATCTAATTCATTGAAAAAAATGAAGGAATCAAATACTTTCATGTCTCAACTCCCGTAAATAACTTCTAGGCAACGCTTTTCTCTATCGTCAGTAAATCCACCTTCAATATAAGGTGCCAGTCTATCCATATCTACCGCAGTAGGATCAACCCACCAATCTTCAAAAGGATCATTGCCAACATTAGAAACGTTCTTAGCAATCATTACGTACCCAAGGGACTGGAGAAGATCAATTTGTTCTTGCTGAACATGCACATCCTGTCCCAGATAAATTGCGGTCTCAAAACAAATTACAGAGAACCTATAATCGCCATGAGGAATAGCTTTAAGCGAATCTAAAGTTTGCTGTGCTGGTTCAATATCAACTTGCAGGAAATCGATTTGCTTAGGAAACTTATAATCTACAAAAAGTTTAGCATAGTCTGCTTTGGTTGCATCTTCACATAGGCAAGGATTTTTTCTTTTAGAAACATAACGATTCCATCCAGGCTCCAACCACTCAAAAGCAAGTCCAGTCCAATCATACTGAGACTCTAAAAGATATGTGTTATTGATACTAATACCATCATCACCACCAATCTCAAGGTAAGTGCCATTCTTCTTACCATTCAGAACACTGAGGGTGAAAATATCTTGAAGAGACTGTGAATAGTTCTGCTCAATAGTTTCTGCTGTATCAAATTTAACTCGGAGTCGATCGTAATTTTCTTTAAAATAAGTATTAGGGTTTACATATTTGTTGTCTATCATTAGTTTTTCCAATAATCGTAAAGGTCTTTTGTGACTTCATAGTCCATTCTTTTCACTTTTCTGTTGGGTTGTGCCATAGCCCAAACAAAAACACTCTCAATCAAATCCTCAAGGTTAGTTTCATCCTTAAATTCTAGCATAGTTTTTGCTTTTGTATGATCACAATATGCATGTTTAACTTCATGACGTGGTTCTCCATGTTCAATGGGAACTTCATAACCATACTTTTTCGCAATCTTTTGCGTAGTCTCAGCAACTTCATTCAAAGAAAAATACTTATCCGCACCAATGTTAAAGATTTCATTATCATAATCCGTAAGAAGTTTATCAAACGGTTCCATATAATACTTAATATCAGAGAAGGCACGGGTCTGTTCTCCATCACCATATACAAGGATGGGTTCCCCATTGAGTGACTTACGAATAAAGATACCAATTACATTGCGGTACTTATCCCAAATATTTTGATAAACTCCCAAAACATTATGAGGACGAACAATGTTATAACGAAGTCCAAACTGCTCATGAGCAAGTTTTAAATCACACTCAACAGCATACTTGGCAATACCGTATGGATCAATTGGTTGTGGTTTTTTATCCTCAGTAAAAGGTGGTTCTTGTTCACCATACACTGCCATACTAGAAGTAAAGATTACTTTAGTATTATGTGTAATACATTCATTAATCAAATTTGCAGAGCAAACTAGATTATTACGATAGTTGTAATTGCGAATAAAAGGGGATAGTCCCTCTGCAGCATACGCAGCAAAGTGAACTAGAACATCTGGTTTATGTTCTTCAAAAAGATCTACAACTTTTTTTCTTTTTTCCAAGTTCAGTTTTACAAAAGTAAAGTTCTCTCCTTTAGGAACAAATGCTTTATAACCACCCGAAAGGTCATCAATTCCAATAACTTGATGACCTTGGCTAAGTAGATGTCGTGTATAATTGGCGCCTAAAAGTCCAGCGCATCCTGTTACAAAAATTTTCATTCCGGTATTTGATACTCAATCATTAACTTTCTTTGCTCAGTGTCATTCCTCCAACTGCAAGGATAGACTGGAATATAACCCTTGAGTTCTACCTCATAAACAGTTACATCTGTGTTATATAGCATAGTGCAATTTAGGTGTTCAGTCAAGTATACATCTGAGGTATACAAGTTCTTAATATTTTGTGAGCAAAGAGCTGCCGAAACACCAAAAGTTCCTACACCAGAAGTTGCCAAATTCCTTGCTGCCAGTAGTGTTGCATAGTCTTCTTCAATAGAAAGAGACTGGAATTTCAACCTATCTATTTTTTTCAATTCAGGAACAACAGGATTATTATTTTCTGGTTCAACAACGACAATAACTTTTTCAAAGTCTTCAATTAAAGCAAGATAATATGCAAGAGGATTTTGAACGTAGTTATGTGGTTTTTCCGCAGAGTATTCATGAGCAATAATATCTCCCCCACGAATATGAATCACGAGGGTATCATCATCAAAGGGATCCATTTGGGGAACTTTTAGATTGGGATAGATAAAATTTTTGCATATCCTTCTCATATTTTGATAGGCATAGTCTTTAGTTATCCCAATTTCATTCCCACCATCAAGTGTTGAATTTTCACAATTGACTATAGGTTCCCAGGTGTAAAATCTTCCTTGGATATGCTTACCATCTTGGCCAAAGTTATGTTCAAATTTACCAATTACTTCATGATCCAGTAATTGAGAAAAACTATGTCCACAACTTTCCGCAAGCATTAGACAGTTTGCGGTTTGTTGAATGTTGTTTCCAAGTCTCCCCGACCAATGTGATACTGAATATCTCATGCAGTTTTCCTAACAATGTACAAACAAAGCATATCATCTGGATGCTCATATTGCTGAACTTCAAAGTTATTAAAGCATTCTAAAACGTTTTCTACAGTAATTTCTTTCCAATCTTCAGCATGATCAGTTCCAAAAAGTCGAAGATCATCAATTAAAATAAGTCCTTCATCTGGTTTGTAAAGCGTGTCAATTGATTTACACTCTTCAAGAAGTGGAACATCTTTGTCTCCCTTTGAAGTACAACCAGAAGAAAAATGTCCATCCAACCAAAAAACGCATTTTTGATTTTTATTAAACTTTTCCAGTAACTCTGGAATAACGTTAGAACTATCACCAAGGTGAATAGTTACATTTCCATATGCAGGATGTTCTGCTAGGAATTTTTGATACAGAAATGGTGAAATTTCAATTGTATGAAACTGCTCAAAGTATGGTTGCATATTTCGAACAGTATCACCCATATAGGTTCCAGTCTCAATACAAACAGAATATCCTCCCGAATCAATATCAAAATTTTCTACAACATCATTTAATTTTTCAACTGTTAGCATTGGCATTAGATGTACTCCTCCTTAATTTTTTCAAAAACTTTTGCGATACCTTTGTCAAGAGTGGTTTTGGGCATCCACCATCCCATAATATAATTGTTAGCTTCATTTCTCTTATCAAGTTGAACGCTATCTTTTGCAATTCCTGGTTTGATTTTTACATCATACCTTTCAATTAAATTGAATTGACCTCCGATAAGTTCTGCAACGCTCTTAATAGAATCATTGCGGAACGATGTAATGTGAAGTGGATCAGTTGGTTTAAAGTCAGAATAACAATTCATAATTGTTTCCAATGCTTCGCAGCAATCTTCGGCATATAAAAACTGTCTTTCTTCTGTACCATCAGTAAGCATTTCAAATTCACCTTCTTCAAATCCTTTGCGGATAAAATCAGTGATAACATGGGATTTCTCCCTGTCATTTTCTACGCCATAAACATTCCAAAACTTAACAGTCAATCCACCTAAAGATTTTGTATACATCTCTCCAACATTTTTGAGAACTCCATATGGAGAATAAGTCATATTGCTCATTTGACTGCTAGCAAATACAAATGGTTTTTTATGCTTATTGAGATACTCAAATGCATTAACCATCAATTTGCAATTGTTTTGTAGAAAATCAAATGTATGCTGATACTTTTTCAAATACCTAGATCCACCAACATCAAATGCTAGAAAGAATACAAAATCAGATTCTTTAATTTGATGCTCAAGATTGAGATTTGGAATCTCAGTCATATCTTGTTCTGGACCATTGACTACATCAAATTCCAAAACATCATATCCCTTTCCACGGAGATATTCAGTTAGATAGGCACCTATTTGCCCACTAGATCCTAGAATAGTTACTTTCATATTCAAACTGGGTGGTGAAAGGGAATATAATTTTTTTTCTCAATTTGAGATTGAATCCAAGTATAGGTCTTTCTGATTCCCTCTTCAAGGGACTGTGAATAATCCCATCCAAGTTTTTCTCTAATTAAGTCATTATTGGAGTTTCTTCCACGAACTCCAAGTGGCGCATCAAGTTTATGTTGTTTTGAAACAGTTTTGTTAGAAACTTTAGCAGCAGTATCTACAAGTTGATTGATAGTAACCATTTCCTCAGAACCAATATTAACTGGTCCAATGAAATCACTATCCATCATTCTGCGGGTTGCTTCAATACACTCATCAATATACAAGAATGAACGAGTCTGTAATCCATCTCCCCACACCTCAATAGATCCACCCTCTTCAGGAAGGTAAGCTACTTTACGGCAGATTGCTGCTGGTGCCTTTTCTCTACCACCCTCCCAGGTTCCTTCTGGTCCGAATATATTGTGATATCTAGCAACACGTACAGGAATATCATGATTGCGATGATAAGCAAAGTAGAGACGTTCCGAGAACAGTTTTTCCCAACCATACTCAGAGTCTGGATTTGCTGGATAAGCGGATTCTTCACGGCAATCAGGATTATCAGGATCAAGTTGGTTGTGTTCCGGATACATGCAAGCAGATCCAGAGTAGAAAATTTTAGTTTGATATCCTAATACAGGGCGAACACATGCAGTTCCATTGTCAACACCATCAAAAGTTTCATTCAACTGCCGCTGTGCTTCAAGAACATTCAAATTAACTGATACCGAGTTGTGCATAATATCTGCATCATTCTCTCCAGTAAAAACAAAACCAGCTCCACCCATATCAGCAGCAAACTGATAAATTTCATGGAAAGGAAGAATACATCTGTAAGGAACTGAATTATAAAAATTACCTTGCTCACCTTTAAATTCAAGAACACGGCGAACAAAACTCATATCACGAAGATCACCCTGAACAAACTCATTTGCTTCAGTCTTAGAATATTCAGGATACTTAAGATCTACACCACGAACCCAATATCCTTCTGCTCGTAGTCGTTTTACCATATGGCTTCCAATAAAACCACCAGCACCAAGCACAAGTGCTGTTTTTTTATAATCACTCATAGATTAATAAATTACTCCTAATATGTATTATAGTTCAAGAACAGATTGTTTGCAAGCCTTCTTGTAAAGAAATAGTTTGCTTAAATCCCAAAGATTTAAGTTTATCTGCATTTAATGCAAAGTTTTTTGCTTGGGCAATTTGATTAAATTTTGGAGTTTCTACTGAAACAAGTTCACTATCACTTCCTGAATTATTTTTTACCATTTCTATTACTTCCCTAAAAGGCAGTGCAGTTCCACTTGCGATATTATATATTTCATTTTCTTTGCCACGATCTATGACTACTTTTAAAGCCCTACAAATATCAATAACATGCATATAGTCTCTCAACTGCATACCATCATCATATAGAGTGATTGGTTTATTCTCTTTCATTAGATTAATTAAAAACCCAAGAACATTTTTCTTTGATGAGACAGTTTTATCTTGCCCATAAACATTTGCAATTCTCATGATGCGATACTTTACATCAAAAGTCTTGCAGAATGAAATTAAAATTTGTTCTGCAGTTCTCTTTGTAATTGAATAGAAACCTCTTGGATCACAGTAGTCATCTTCTTTTGCATAAACAATATCTGGACCATAAACAAATCCAGTGCTCACATAATTAAAAATTAAATCATTATCCTTACAATGCTGCAGAACATCTAGAAGAATAGTCAAGTTAGTATCTACATCCAAATGCAAGTCTTCAAAAACATTGTAGTTTGAAATTGTACTTATCAAATACAAAACATTTTTTGATTCTGGTTGTCGTTGATCTCTGGGAATCTTAATAACTTCATCAGGAAATAAATTACAAAAAGTACCTCCGATAAATCCAGTAGATCCATAAACAGATATTTTACTCATACTTATCACACTCACTAAAAGATTTTCCTAGTTTATCTTTTTCAGAAAGAATTGGTAGAGAATCAACTGGCCAATCAATTCCAATATCAGAATCATTCCACAGAAGTGTTCTGTCATACTCTGGATAATAGTAGTCAGTTTGTTTATAGTTTATTTCAGCATGTTCTGAAAGAACATAAAATCCATGAGCAAACCCAGCAGGGACCCAAACATGAATATTATTTGTACATAGTTTGATCCCAAACCAGTTACCAAAAGTAGGAGAACTTTTGCGAAGATCAACTATTACATCATAGACAGATCCTTGTGTACATCTAATTAATTTACCCTGAGAGTGTTGAATTTGATAATGAAGACCTCTCAATACACTCTTTACAGACATTGAGTGATTGTCTTGCACAAACTCATCAACAACTCCCGTTGCTTCTCTAAATTTTTTTAGATTAAAACTCTCAAGAAAAAATCCACGCTCATCCTCATACCTAGGTGTAGTGACGATGTATGCATCCTTTAAATTAATTTCTGTTACTTTCATACCACTTAATAGTTTTTTCTAAACCCTCTTCAATATTAAAACGTGGAGACCACTTAATTTCATGGCGAATTTTGGTAATACTTGTCGAATACCTACGATCATGTCCTGGACGATCTTGTACATATTCTATCATTTCTTCACTCATGTTCAAATAGTCAAGTATCATTCTGACGAGATCAATATTTTTTACCTCACACTCCCCACCAACATTATACTTCTGCCCTATTCTTCCACGACTCCAAACCTCAACAAGTGCTTCGCAATGATCCTGAACATACAACCAATCACGAATTTGTTTTCCATCACCATAGATAGGAACTTTTTTACCCTCAAGCAAATTTAGGATTGTTTGTGGAATTAATTTTTCCTTATACTGTCTGGGTCCATAATTGTTTGAACAGTTTGTGATAATGACAGGTAATCCATATGTATTATGAAATGCCTTTACAAAATGATCACTTGAAGCTTTTGATGCCGAATAAGGGTTACGAGGATCATAATTTGATTTTTCGGTAAAGGAATCTTCTTCTATAGTTCCATAAACCTCATCAGTTGAAATGTGCATGAAACGATCAATTTCATACTTCAAAGAAAGTTTGAGTAAATTAACAGTGCCAATAATATTAGTATGAATGAACTGGGAACAATCTTTAATCGAATTATCTACGTGACTTTCTGCAGCTAAATGAAAGATTGTTTTTGGTTTGTGTTTTTTAAAAATATACTCACAGTTATGCTCATCAGCAATATCTGTTACATAGAATTTAATAGAATCTGGAATATTACCTCGATCAGATGCATAAGTTAAATTATCAATGCAAATAATTTCATCATCTACAGTATTTACTAAATGATGTAGGAGATTACTTCCAATAAATCCTGCGCCGCCTGTAACTAATATTGTCATGATTGATCATTTTTAACCGAATACTTTTCCAGAAGCACAGGAGAATACTGTTGAATTGCACTCTCCTCTAGTTTTTCAGTTCTTTTTTGTTTTTCTAACTGATAAACTCTATTTCTGATTTCTGTCGAAGAATATTTATGTTTCCTTAGATGAAAAAAAAGTTCTATACCATGATCAATACAATACTGCTTTCCGGTAAAATCTACATTCTCATACTCTTCACTCAAAAATCTAATGTGAATTGTTTGTGTTTGAATTAAATTGAGAAGATCTTCTTCTGTTTCATATACTAAAATCTCATCAACATATTTACAAGCTTGCAATTGAACATATCGTTCATAAACAGATTGTGTTGGTTTATTTTTAACACCAGGCCGATCGACTGTAGGATCAACTTGGAGTGCTACTTTCAGATAATCGCACATTTCTTTTTCCATCTTAAGCATAGTAACATGCCCAGCATGGAACAAATCAAATGAACTACAATTAAATCCAATTTTCATATAAAAAATCTTTTACTTCATTATACTAAAAAAGGTGGGTTTATGCAACCCACCTCTGTAACTCAGGCTCGCCACTTGCCCTTTGACTGGAGGCAAGAAACCAGGCGGAGAAAGAATTCCCCATCCGCACCACTTGCTCTTGAGAGAAGCAAGAAACTCATAAGGGGGTCATTGGATCCACCACTTAGTTTTGAGAAACTAAGAAAAGTTGGGTTAACTTTGATATCTCGGTAATACCAAAGAATGCACATAAAAATAATACATCCCAAAGTTTAAGTTTAATAGCAAAAGGCACTGTGAGTAATCCCCCAACAACCTTTATCATCAAACCGTATTTAAACTCTCCCCATAACATAGTCTGATAACCAATTATAAGGAGAATATTTCCAATCCACCGAAGTAAATCAGATCTAGACATAAGGGGTTTTGCTCCCGACCAGTGCTGTTAAAGTCCATCCGTGACTATTTAATCATCTTTAACATAACAAGGAACCCTATCTGGATCTAACCAGCAAGTATAATCATAGTCTTCCATGGCAGTCATAAGTTGCATTTCATTATCACAAAGATACATATCACGATATCTGCCAGTGTAAGAATCTACTTTCTGAATACGATAATCAGGTTTTCCATTGATTTCTAATGTCCCAACCTGAACATATCGGTAAGGAAATCGTTCCATGATAACAGTTGGTTTTTTTACCACTTTCATCAGGCAACTCCAATTGATTCAAGATCACTATAGACATATTCCATAAGCATTTCATAGTCATCCAAAGGATCACCTGAAAACACTACTCCCTCATTCTCATAGTACCGACGAACCTTTTTGTAAAGTTTCGGATTCTTTACATCAAGGTAGAACTCGCCGTTTGCCGCACCACGGAGGGTTTGAACGTCCTTCTTGAATTTTTCTGTGAGAGTCATTGTTTTGAATGTTGACCTTAGTATTATAAGGGTTTGACCTAGGGAAGTCAAGATGGACAGGTGCCAATCTGTCCTATGCAGGTTGTGGGGATCGAACCCACCTTAGTCGAATTATGAGTTCGGTGCTTTCGCCAGAGAGCTAAACCTGCAAAGTACGAGTGGGTGGATTCGAACCACCTCAAAGCCGCTAATCTGGCGGAAAGAGTTTATAAGACTCCTCTGACTACCAAGTCTCACTCGCTTGAATCCAGATCTATAATAGCGAATCTGGAACGCTTTGTCAACTACCTTCTTCGTGGTCGGTATGTATTCGTATCAAATCATCATCTACCTTAGATTCGATTGCAAACTGTATAGTTTCGTTATAAGGAACTATAACAGCGTTTTTGTTTCCATCAGTAATAACGAAAGACTCGCCATTTTCTACTCTTTGAATTAGATTATCAAAGTCTGCTTGGAATTCTTCAACTGTAAATGATTCTAACTGGTCAAGTTCCTTGTTCATTGCTCTTTTATTTTAATTTATATTAGCAGGTATTAATTTGAATGTCAATCAAACATAAACTCCATCAATTTCAATTTTCCACTGTGGATGCGAAGAACTGCACCATTCCCATTGA